CTTATGGCAATAGATATCCAATCACGACATATACTTCGGTAATCAAGGGTATTCCTATTAACGGAAATCTTATTCCTTGTCCTTACTATATGCCAGATGATTTTGTTCTGATTGATTTTAATTTACCTACATCAGCACTAGAAATTAAACAAGGTGATACGATTACTATTGGTTCTAGTGAAATTTATACTGTTATTACTGGTTCTTATAATCAGTATAATGAAACTGCTGGTATTCTCTTCTGTGCGAGGACTACCTGATGACAGATTTTGTTACATCAAACACAACAGCAGTTGTTGGATTTGCCACAACTTCTTTCGTTGGAGTAAATACTACATTTACCATAGATTATTATGTACCAGCTAATTCTAATAAAAACATATCTTTTACAGAAACAAGACCTGGATGGTTAACTGGTAGAAGACCATCACAGGGTCAGTTGTTCCCAAGAGGTGTGTATAACAAGTAGGTTAGATAAAACAATTTCTTTAGTTCATAAATAAGAAAAAAAAGTCCTCTAAAAATGGCAGCGATAATTACTGATCAACTTAGAATATTGAATGCTAAGAACTTTGTTGGTGAAGTTTCTTCCAGTTCAAATTCTTATTATACGTTCATTGGCATTCCTAATGCTACCGATTATCAATCGAATTGGGATTCTAATCCTCCCACTCCTATTGATAGTTTTGAGACTTATGATGATACATGGGATTCCATGATTGCAATGAAGAAAATCAATGCAAGTGATGTCTCACAGGTTATTAGGAAAGAAGTTTGGACTATTGGTACTACCTATGACATGTATAGACATGATATTAGTAGAAATAATCCTTCACAGCCTTCGGGTGTGTTTGACTTATATTCTGCTAATTACTATGTAATGAATAGTGATTATAGAGTCTATATTTGTCTCTATAACGGTGCAACCCCCGAAAATAATTATGTTGGTGGGTCTTCTCTGGATGAACCAACTTTCACTGATCTAGAGCCAAGAGAGGCAGGTTCTAGTGGTGATGGTTACATCTGGAAGTATCTCTATACCATTAGTCCAAGTCAAGCAATTAAGTTTGACTCAACTAATTATATGCCTGTTCCTAGTGATTGGTATACAAGTACTAAGAATTCTCCAGTTAGGGATAATGCATCATCAAGTGGTCAGTTAAAAGTCATCACGATCAGAAATCGTGGTATTGGTATTGGTGCCGCCAACAAAACATATACCAGAGTTCCTATTAAGGGTGATGGTGATGGTGCAGAGGCGACCATTGTTATTAATAACGATTCCAAAGTAGAAAGTATTAATATTTCTAAGGGAGGTTCTGGATATACCTTTGGTTCTGTTGATTGGGAAGCTGGTGGTGTTCCTACTGGTACAACTTTACCAATATTCAATACAATTATTCCACCACAAGGTGGTCATGGTGCAGATATTTACCAGGAACTGGGGGCATATAATGTTCTAACATATTCTAGATTTGAAAATGACACAGAAAACCCAGACTTTATTACCGGTAACCAGTTTGCATCTGTTGGTCTTGTAGAAAGTCCACATGCTCAAGGTTCTACCTCTAATTTGACCCTTGATAAAGCTAGTGCAGTTTATGCTCTTAGATTGACTGGAGCTGGTTACAGTTCTGTGTCATTCACTCAAGATGAATTTATTACACAAACTGTTGGTGTTGGGTCAACTGCAGTTGGTAGAGTAGTTTCTTATGATTCAATAACTGGTGTTCTGAAGTATTGGCAAGATAAGTCAAATGTAGGTTTCGACACCAATGGTTCATTGAATCCAAATCCAACATATGGATTCAAACTGAATGAATTTACTTCCAATCCCACTACTGGTGGTAGTGTTAATATTGTTGGTGGAAGTGCTAATTTAGGTATTGATACTGTTTTCACTGGTATCTCTACTGTTCTAAATAATAGGACATATTATCTCGGTCAATCTTTCACTAATGGTGTTTCATTACCAGAGTCTCAAAAATACTCTGGAAACATTATTTTCCTTGATAATAGACCTTCGGTAACAAGGTCTTCCTCACAGAAAGAAGATGTAAAGATTATCTTGCAGTTCTAAAGAATTATGCCACAGGAAACTAATCTCAACGTTGCTCCATATTTTGACGACTTTGATTCCCAAAGTAACTATTATAAAGTATTGTTCAAACCTGGATATCCTATTCAGGCAAGAGAACTTAATAATATACAATCAATTCTTCAGAATCAGGTAGAAGATGTAGGTAACCATCTATTCAAAGAAGGTGCTCAGGTAATTCCTGGTAATGTTACTTATAATTCAACATTTTATGCCATTCAGATTCAAGAAGAATTTCTTGGAATTCCTGTTTCTCTGTATCTTGATCAGTTAGTAGGGCAAAAGATTATTGGTAGAGATTCTGGTGTAACTGCCAAGGTTATTACATACATTACAAATAAAGAATCTGATAGGGATAATTATACATTATATTTAACGTATTTTAATTCTTCTTCAACTGATGCCGCAACTGAGACATTTTTCGATAATGAAGTTCTCGTAACAGAAGTAAATATTAATTATGCAACTACTTTTATCTCTGCGGGTGAAGGTTTTGCAAATACAATTTCAACTAATGCATCTGCCAAAGGTTCTGCATTTACTTTGAATAATGGTGTATATTTCCTGAGAGGAACTTTTGTTGACGTTGAAGATCAGATCCTTATCCTCGATCAATATTCAAATAAGCCAAACTATAGAATTGGTTTACAGGTAACAGAAAGTATTGTTTCTTCAGATGTAGATCCAACTTTAACAGATAATGCTCAGGGTTTCAACAACTTTAGTGCACCTGGTGCAGATCGTTTTAAAATTGCAGCAGTTCTTACAAAAAGACCTTTAGATGATTTTGAAGATAATAGTTTTGTTCAGTTATCTGAAGTTAATGATGGTGTACTGAGATCTGATATTAATAAGACTGAATATAATCTTTTGGCAGAAGAACTTGCTAGAAGAACTTATGATGAATCTGGTAATTATTATATCAAAGAATTCACCACTTCTGTTAGAAATAGTCTGAATGATAACGAAGGAAATAGAGGTATCTACGAAGAGGGTCAGACTACAGCTCAAGGATCCACTCCATCAGATGACCTTGCAATTTATAGAGTTTCACCTGGTAAGGCATATGTAAAAGGTTTTGATGTTGAAACTAGATCAACAACTCTTCTCGATTGTCCAAAACCAAGAACCACACGTCTTCTTGAAAATCAGGCCATTAACTTCGGGTTTGGGCCCACTTTTGAAGTTAATACTGTATTTGGTTCTGCCACAATTGGGTTTAATACAACAAATACTCTGAGTCTTAGAGATGATAGAGTTTCTGTTGATGGAACTGCCGCAGGTAAAGAGATTGGTGTTGCTAGAATCTATGATTTTGCTTTAGAATCAGGTTCTTATGACACCACAAACTCAAATCTGAATAAGTGGGATCTTTCATTGTTTGATATACAGACAAACACTGATCTTACAATCAATGAAAATGTAACTCTCACACTTCCAACCTTTATTCAAGGAGAATATAGTGGAGCATCTGCATATCTTAGAAGTTCAGTAAGTGCTGGAACTGCCGTTACTGCATATAACGTCAAGGGTAACTTCTTTATGGGTGAAAATCTTGTATTTAATGGTGTTAAAGATAATGATAGATATGTTATAGATACTAGAAGTTACGGTAACTCTGATATTCAATCAGTATATGGTATTGTTGGGTCAGCAAATACATTCACCGCCAATATTAATCCAAAAATAAAGACTGTTATTGGAAATGCCACACTGACTGCTGGTGATGCAGTAACTGGTGTTTCTACAGTTACCAATCCTTCAACATCATTCGCCGGTATTGCAATTGTTGGTAATCTGGTTCAATACACCACCACTTCTAGTACAGTTCCTTCTTTTGGTAAAATCACTGAGAACACTGGTTCGGCTCTCAAGATCATTGGTGTTACAACTGTAACTGGTATTGTTGATGGAGCTCTTCCAACCACACTGACAAGTGTAAATGACTTTGCAATTGTAAGTACAAAAATACAAAGGAATTTTGGTAGTGGAAATGAGTCCACAAACCAATCACTCTACAGTATATTTCCTAAGAAAAATGTTTCTTCGGTAGATTTTTCTTCTTCCAGCCTTACTATTAGAAAACAGTTTCAAACTACCATTAGTTCTGGTGGAGAAACACCTGCAATTGATGCAGGAACTAATGAAACCTTCCTCCCATTTGATGAGGAAAGATATATTCTTATCCGTTCTGACGGAACCACCGAAATTCTGACTAGTGATAAAGTTATTCTGAGTAATGGATCGGGTACCATTCAAATTATTGGATTGTCTGGTTCTGATCCATCAGGAACAATCCTGATTGCGACTCTTAGAAAGAGTGCTGTCACTACAAAGATTAAAAGAAAGTCAATTTCAAATAATCTTATTGTTGATAAGTCAAAACTTTCTGCTTCTGGTACGAACGCAGGATTTGCAGGAACAACTCTGAATGATGGTCTTACTTATGGTAACTATCCATTTGGTACAAGAGTTCAGGATAATGTTATTTCACTGAACGTTCCTGATGTTGTTAAGATTCATGGTATTTTTGAATCTACCAATACTAGTCCTGCAGAGTCTCCAAGTATGACTCTTGCATCTCTTGATGGACCTACAGCAACAACAAACGATATTATTGTTGGAGAAACTATTACCGGTACAATCAGTAACGCAAAAGCAATCTATCTGATTAGAAAGAATGATACAGATATTGGATTCATCCATTTAAATGCTACTTCCTTTGAGAAAAATGAAGTTGTTCAGTTTAGTCAGTCTGGTGTGAGTGCAGTTGCAAGTGTTATTAACGCTGGATCCAAAAAAATTACAGGTCAATATACATTTGATAATGGTCAAAGAGAAACCATATATGATTATTCTAGACTTATAAGAAAACCTGGTTTTGATGCGCCTTCAAGACAGATAAGAGTTTATTATTCTAAGGCATTTTACGATTCTGCTGACACTGGTGACATTACTGTTGCTAATTCATACAACTCTTTTAATTATAATGGTGAAATTAGCAGCATTGATGGTGTTAGAAATACTGACATGGTTGATGCAAGACCAAGAGTTATAGATTACCCTGTCATGACAAACTCTAGATCTCCTCTTGAATTCTATGGAAGAGATTTTGGTGGCGGAGTAACTGGTCAACACAGTTCAAAAGATGTTATTGCATCTGAAGAATCGATGAATGTTGATTATAATTATTATCTTGGAAGAGCGGATAGCATTTATATTTCTCCAGATGGTGAATTAAGTGTTAAATATGGAGCTCCATCAGATGATCCAAAACTTCCTGATGAAGTCAATGGATGTTTGAATATTTCAAACACATTCCTTCCACCATATCTTTACACAACAGAAACTGCGAGAGTATCTGTTGTGCAACATAAGAGATATCAGATGAGAGATATCTTCAAGTTGGAACAGAGAATTAAGAACCTTGAGTATTATAGTTCATTGAGTTTGATTGAAACTAATACTCTGAACCTTTTTGTTCCTGATTCTAATGGTTTGAATAGATTCAAGAATGGTATCTTTATCGATAACTTTGGTACTCTTAATCCTCAGGATACAACAATTGGTGTTAGAAACAGTGTTGATTTAAAGAATAGAATTCTGAGGCCATCTCACTATACCACTGCTATCAATCTAGAGATTGGTTCAAATACCATCACTGGTATTGGATCAACAACGAATGCAAATCAAGATTCTAGATTTGCAGAAATTGTTGGAGACGGTATTAAGAGAACAAATCAGACTGTAACTCTTGATTATTCTGAAAGTTCGTGGTTAACTCAACCATTTGCTACCAGATCTGAGAGTGTAACTCCTTATCTTGTTCGATTCTGGAATGGATCTATCACTCTTGTACCAGATGTTGATGTCTGGATCGATGTTAATAGACTAGAGACCAGAACTATAGAGAATGAAGGAGCATTTGGGGCAATCGCTTCTGCACTTCAGGCTGAAATAACTACTGCAGAAGATGGAAGTAGAATTGGTGTTACCCCTATTCAGTGGGATTCCTGGGAAACTGTAGGTATTAATGTTGATATGAATACTACCAGGGCTGACCAGGGAACAGGACGAGCGGTGTGGTTGGGCCCGGATCAACTACGAGAAGCTGGAATCACCAACGGCCGTTGGGGTGGAACTGGTAACATTACCACCATCAGAAACACCACTGCTCTGGATCAACAAAGAAGTGGTTCTCAGTCTACGGTTACAGAGGTTATTAATAACGAAACTCTTGGTGATAGGGTTGTAAGTAGAGACTTGGTCCACTTCCTCAGATCTCGTAATATTGAATTTACTGGAAAACATCTGAAGCCATTCACTCAAGTTTATTCTTTCTTTGATGGTGTAGATGTTAATGATTTCTCCTTCAATAAGTTGGTTGAAATTGAAATGATTACTGGAACATTCTTAGTAACTGAAACTGTTATTGGTGAAATGTCCACATCAAATAGTACTGAGAATGTTGAAACAGTAACATTACCCTCAATTTCATTCAGAGTTGCCAACTCCAATCATAAGTATGGTCCTTACAATGATCCAACTGATGTTTTTGATAATAACCCATATGATAGGGAAAATCAGATTCCTGCATCGTATTCGGAAACTTCTTCGGTTTTGAATATTGATACTTTCAGTCTTCAGAATGAAAACCAACCAGCATTTGAGGGTAGAATTAGACCTGGTATGATTCTTACTGGTACATCCAGTGGGGCAACTGCTAGAGTTAGTAATGTTAGATTACTTACCGATAGAGTAGGTGCATTGATTGGTTCATTCAGAGTTCCTGATGTTTCCGACAGCAAGAATCCTGTATTTGAAACTGGTAGATCTACTTTCAAACTTACAAATGATCCCGCCAATAGTCCTGTAGAAGGTATTGCAACAACTGCTGGTGAAGAGATCTTCTACTCTGAAGGTAGTATTGATAATACACAGGAAGTAACACTTTCCCTTAGAAATGCAAGAGTTGAAGTTAATAGTGACTTTACTGAGAGTAGAAACCTCTCAGATAGTGATACAGCTGTAGTAACAGAGAATCTTACAATCATGACTGGGCCCCCTCCAGGGAATGACCCTCTTGCACAAACATTCTTTGTTGATGACGAAACTGGTGTATTCCTTACTAAAGTAGATGTTTTCTTCCACACTAAGGATGATGTTCTTCCTGTTATTGCACAAATTAGAGAAACTACAATTGGTACTCCAAATCTAAAAATTCTTCCATATTCTGAAGTTGAAATTGAACCAAAGGATATTATTACTTCTACAGATGGAACTGTTGCAACAACAATTACTTTTGAATCACCCGTATATGTTAAAGGTCAAACTGAATATGCTGTTGTTCTACTTTCCGCCTCTCTAGAATATAGAGTATGGATTTCTAGATTGGGTGAAGCTGACGTTAGAACTCTGGGACAAGAAGCAGGACAGATTCTTGTTTCAAAACAACCAGTTCTTGGTTCACTCTTCAAGTCACAAAATGCAACTGTTTGGACACCAAGTCAATATGAAGATTTGAAGTTTATTCTGTATAGAGCAAACTTTACAGGACAAGGTTTTGTTGGTTTCTACAATCCAGAACTTCCAACTAATCTTTCACGTATTTCTAAAGATGCTATTACTATCAAATCAAGAAACATTAGTGTTGGTATTGGAACCACAATTCAAGATACAGACCTTGAGTTTGGTAATACTATTTTACAGGTGGGCCAAACTGGTACCGGTACATTAGTTGGTTATGCAGGATCTGCGACTTCAACACTTACAATTACAAATACAGGAATTGGTTATACTCCATCTGCTGGTGGATATACTTTTACTGGTGTTGCTCTTACTTCAATAACTGGTAGTGGTTTAAATGCAACTGCGGATATTTATATTGAGAGCGGTGTTGCAGCTGGTGCTACTATCAATCAAGGTGGTAAAGGTTACGCAGTCGGTGATGTTCTCAGACCATTGACAGTTGGTAATACACAACTCGGAAGAAACATGAAACTCTCCGTTGGTGAGATTTCTGGTAATAACGAACTGATTGTTGATAATGTTCAAGGTGAGTTTGATACTTCTACTCAACTCTCTTATATCAACAATACAGGTGTTACTACTGCTCTTAATTTCAGTGTTGGTGGAAATGCAATTCCAGTTTCACCGATCAGAGTTAATAATGATGGATCCCATATAAAAGTATTCCAGAGAAATCATGGAATGCATACAAGAATCAACCAGGTTACACTGTCTAATGTCTCATCCGACGTTCCTCCAACTACTCTAAGTGTTGAATATCAAGGAACTAGTACTGGTGACATCAATATTGGAAACTCTGCTGAATTTGGCCAGTTTGAGGGTGTTGGCGTTGGAACTACTAATTTGGGTTATGCTAAAATTGGTAATGAAATCATTTCTTACAAAGGAGTTACTAGTAATACTTTAACGGATATTATTAGAGGTGTTGATAATACTCAATCAACCACTCACTATTCCTCAGATTTGGTTTATAAGTATGAACTTGATGGTATTTCACTAAGAAGAATCAATAAAACTCACAGTCTTGGAGACGTAACTGTAACAGATCCTATTGGACTTGATTACTATAATATTAAGATTGATATGGATGATATTGATTTTGGTACTGATAGGGGACTTGGTTCAGTTCTTGGTGCAAAATACTTCACCGAAAATACTAAGGCTGGTGGAAACAATGTAAAAGGTACTTATAATTTACCTTTCAACCTGATGATTCCCAAGATCAATACTATCCAACCAAGAGGAACTAATATTATCCTTCAGGCAAGAACAATCTCTGAAACCAGTATTTCTGGTAGAGAAGCCTCTTATATTGATAAGGGATACACACAAGTTACAAACTTCCAGAAAAATTACTTTGAAGATCCTAGAATGATTGCTTCTCGAATTAACGAGAATACATATCTTATCACTCAACCTGGTAATAAGTCATTCACCGTAGGTATTAATTTATTTTCATCTGATAATAGATTATCACCAGCAATCGATCTTGATAACTCTTCTATCGTATTTGTAACTAACAGAATTAACAGTCCAATTATAAATTACGCAACTGATCCTAGAGTTAATACTTCTGTTGATGATCCACATAATTTCGTTTATGTAAGTAAGAATGTTCTTCTAGAAAATCCAGCAAGTGGTTTGAAAGTTTATTTGGATGCATACATCTCTAAGTATAATGATGTTAGAGTATTCTATGCATTAGATCAGGAAGATTCATTGGCAGAAGAAACTGTTTTTGTTCCATTCCCAGGTTATGGAAACTTTGATGCCTCTGGAAATATGATTAGTCAATCTGACAATGATGGTTCTTCTGACAATAATATTCCTAAGTATGATGATTTGGTTATTCAGAATCCTACTATTGATCAGTTTAGAGAATATACATTTACCAATGATAATCTTTCCGCATTTAAATCATTTAGGATCAAGATTATCGGAACATCGACTAACCAGTCGATTGTTCCACAACTTAGAAATCTACGCGCAATCGCTTTAGCTTAAATGACAATGTTACCAATTGAAGGTAAGGATGGGTATTTCAGAGATACCCATTCTAATGCTATAATTAACAAGAATGGGAATGATTTCAACAATTATATGCTGAATCATAAAAAACTCAATTCAGATAAAGAAAGAATTAATTCTATTGAGTTGGAACTTAATGGAATCAAAGGTGATCTGGGTGATATTAAAATGATGTTTCAACATTTTATGGATAAACATAAATAGAGAAAAAGTGTTCTATAAATGGCCAAACCCGCTTCTAGACAACAACTAATAGATTACTGTAAGAGGCAGTTGGGTTATCCTGTCTTGGAGATTAATGTTGCCGATGAACAAATTGAAGACTTAGTGGATGATACGATTCAGTTGTTTAATGAAAGACATTTTGACGGTGTTGAAAAGGTATTTCTCAAGTATCAAATAACTCAAGACGATATTGATAGAGGACAGGCAAGACCACCTGGTTCAGGTAGTAATCAGGTCGGAATTGCCTCTACAAGTGCAACTACAAGTATTGTAGGGAATACGGCAACATTTACATATTATGAAAATAGTAATTATTTGCAGGTTCCACCAGATGTTATTGGTATTGAGAAGATTTTTCAATACAATAATACTGTTGGGTCTGGTATGTTTAATGTAAAATACCAGTTTTTCCTAAATGATATATTTGGTCTTTGGGGTGGAATTACAGCAGCCTCTGGATATGACATGTTGTCGTATTCAATGACCATGAGTTACCTGGAGACGATGAATTTCCTTCTGAATACTCATAAACACATCAGATTTAATCAGAGACAAGATAGATTATATCTCGATATTGATTATTCTACAGTCAGTAAAGGTGAATTCTTGATTATTGAGTGTTATAGAGCCATGAATGGGACAGATTATACCAGAATTTGGAATGATTCATTCATCAAACCCTATCTTACAACCTTAATTAAGAGGCAATGGGGTCAAAATATGATGAAATTTCAAGGTGTTAAGTTACCTGGTGGAATTGAATTGAATGGTAGACAAATGTATGAGGATGCGGAGAGAGAATTGGAAGTAATTAAAGAAAAAATGTCCACTACTTATGAAGTTCCTCCGATGGACATGATTGGTTGATATGTTAAATCCATTTTTTCAACAAGGGGTACAATCCGAACAAAATTTAGTTCAAGATCTTATCAATGAGCAGTTGAGGATGTATGGTGTTGAGGTATATTATATGCCTAGACAATATGTGACTAAAAATAGTGTCATTAAAGAGGTCATTCAATCAGAATTCAAAAATTCTTATCCGATTGAGGCATATGTTGATAGTTATGAGGGATATGGTGGTCAAGGAACACTTTTGAGTAAGTTTGGTATTCAAAATTATGATGATTTAAAAATTATTATCTCAAAAGAGAGATATGAAGAATATATCTCACCGTTAAGTGAAGACGTTCCATATAATGAATTGACATCAAGACCCAAAGAAGGTGATTTGATATATTTTCCTCTTGGTGATAGGTTATTTGAGATTAAATATGTAGAACATGAACAACCTTTTTACCAATTACAAAAAAACTACGTTTATACACTGTCTTGTAGTCTCTTCCGTTATGAAGACGAGGTTATTGATACAGGTGTTGATACTATTGACGATGAAATCGCACAGATCGGTTATATTCAGACACTTCAACTTATCGGTGTAGCCATAACTGCGACTGCAAGTGCAGGAATTTGTAGTGCTGGGTCTGTAGGACAAGTATTCATAACTAATATGGGTAATGGGTACACAAGTGCTCCTACTGTGGGATTTTCTTCCGCACCTGCAGGAGGTGTTACTGCAACGGGTATTTCCACAATCACTAATGAGTATGTCAACTGTAGTGGTATAAATGGTGGAAAAGTTCTTGCTGTTAGACTTACAAATACAGGATGTGGTTATACAGTTACACCAGAGATTAAATTTGTTCCTACGGATACTAGTGGGGCAGGAGCTGCAGCTACTGTGTCTCTTGTCGATAGAGCAGTTAATACTACTACGATAACTGGTGCGGGTTCTGGTTACATTACCCCACCAACAGTTACATTCTCTACTCCAAAACATGTTGGTGCTGCTGCTACTGCTGTTTTAGATACTCCTATGGTTGGTGGTGGAGTAAGTATTACTTCTGCACCGATTAGTATTGGATCTTCTTCTTATCTATTCCCAGGTGGAACAACAGGTGGTGTATTCTATAAAACGGCACCTACGGTAACATTTAGTCTTCCATCAGGTGGTGGTAATGGTGCAGAAGCAACTTCTACCTTAGATGATATTAGTGTAACTGGTGGAACAGTTTTAAGTGTTGGAATTACTACTGGTGGAAGATTCTATACAAGTGCTCCTATAGTTACCTT